TTCTGTCATCATGTGTGCAGGGGCCAACTCTATGGCCAAAGCTAAAAAAGGAAGCTGGATAACTCTTTCCGAATGGGAATATTCGGAAGAAAAGAAACGGATGGTTCCCAAATGCGTAAAGACAGAATACGTTGATGGCGAGCGTATCAAAGAAGATATTTGGTATAAGCTTGTCGGAGGAGAGTTTAAGGTTGAAAAGTAACACAACAGGTGCAGGAGGGAGCGTGTCTTCCTTCTGCATAAAACAACGACACGGTTTCACAAATAGATTATAAAATCATGAACGAAATTTATTGGATCACTCGCCTTGATGGCATTCAGGCGTTTTTTGCAATCTGCACCATTTTGGCAGCTCTTGTCATTGTCATTCTGTTTATCAATATTCTTGTATTAAACGAAGAAGACGAGAAGACCAAATCACAGAAGTGGCTCAAAAAACTCTTTTGCAGCCTTCCGTTCTTCATTCTGCCTCTCATCTTCATCCCCTCGACAAAGGACGCGCTGCTCATATACGGGCTTGGCGGGTCGCTTGACTACATCAAGGGGAACGACACGGCGAAGAAGCTGCCGGAAAAAGCCGTCATGGCTTTAGATAGGTATTTGGAAGAG